CAACGGTGTTGGCACTTCGGGGTATCACCCCCTAAGATTTTAGTTGAAAAACGCCGTTAGGCTTCAACTCTGCGGTCCTCAAAACATGAGGTACCAGACTGACGCTTGTACCTACCTGTGTGACTGATCGTCACATAAGTAGAACTTCGGCGGAAGCGATGTCCCGTTATTCCTCGGAACATCTTAATCGGTATATCTTCCTTTTGTATAAGAAGATATTCGCTTTCCTGTTCAACGCCAACCAGTCCATTAATTATAGACTGGCAAAACGTTGGAGGAATCACCAACTCTGATGGATGACTATGATCGAAAAGACTACGATCATCATCATTACCATCACGTCGACGTAACGTGTACCAATAGTACGGCTCATGACGCTCCTCCTTTCGTAGATCAGTAATGAATCTGAGATACGAAAATCGGTACACGCCATGACCAATGCTTACTGGTTTCGCGATACGAACATGATCTAAGAACTTATAGACCATGCTTGACGAACACTTCACCCCTGAGTCATCAGGGAAATCCACCGGGACCAGCTTAATCTTCGCTGCGACCCTTTGAACTTCCTGAGCTAGGTAGTGCAATGTCCAACTGATTTCATACTCATTCCAGCGCATCAACAGACCGTTGATGAACTTGTAGAGCATGGCTTCGTAGGCTTTGTTGCCTAGCAATGCCGAGCCACTCTTTGGTGAGAATGGCCGTACGTCCACCCCGTGGTAATAATCTCCACCACAGGACTCCCTAAAATTGCCTTCGTGAAAGGTCTTATCAAGATTAATCACGAATCCAATTTCCTCAAAATGACGAACAACAAACTCATGCATACGGGTGGCATAGATCATGTCATCACCGTAGACAGAAATTGTTCGTCGATCCAAGCGCTCAAAATGCAACGCTTGAATTGCTTTTAAGAGGCCTAGGAAGACCAACGTTTGAAGCGGGAATGTGTACCCGATACCCATTGTGCAATAAGTTACAGAATTGCACTCAGAATCATCGGGTAGAACAACTTTCTTAATCCGAGAAAGTTCAAGAATCTGAACCCAATCAGGTGGGAAAAGTCGTCTCACCAAGGCCTCGGTAATCGAATCTGAGGCACTTGACAGATCTGTTGTAGCACTTAAACCTGTGCATGAAGCAGATCGGGCTAATGATTGATGACGCATTTGAAGCGTCGAAATATCATAGCCCTCCCGTTTCAGTCGTTTTCGCATCATCGCGCCTAAACCCTGGCTCATGTATGAGCCTATTGTGGTATTCGGCATGATTGCGCGTAACGATTTAAACGTTTTCGGGACTAGCGCCAG